ATCAATCCTATCTCTAATATACCTGGACAAGGTGTAGTGTTATTTGGTGATAAAACTAAATTAGCAAGACCAAGTGCATTCGATCGTATTAACGTACGTAGATTGTTCCTTGCAATTGAGAGAGCTATTGCGATAGCTGCACGTAATGTTATGTTTGAATTCAATGACGAATTTACTCGAGCAGAATTCCAAAACGTAATTGAGCCTTTCTTAAGAGAGATTCAAGGACGAAGAGGTATTACTGACTTCAGAGTGGTTTGTGACACTACAAACAATACAGCTGCAGTCATTGATCGCAATGAATTTAAAGCAGACATCTTCATCAAACCAGCACGTTCTATCAACTATGTAACTCTAAGTTTCGTAGCCGTCAGAACCGGTGTTGACTTTGAAGAAGTAGTCGGCACAGTTTAATTGACAGATAGGAGAATATAAACATGGCTATTCTTGGAGTAGACGACTTTAAAGCCAAGTTGAGAGGCGGTGGGGCCAGAGCCAATCTGTTCAAAGCGACAATCAACTTTCCGGCTTATGCATTAGGAGACGTGGAGATCACGTCATTCCTTTGCGAAGCAGCACAACTTCCTGGCTCATCGTTTGGTATCATAGAGATGCCTTTCAGAGGCAGGTTTTTAAAAATGGCAGGAGACCGTACATTCGATACTTGGTCCCCTACAATCATAAACGATACAGACTTCGGTATTCGTAACTCAATGGAACGATGGATGAACGGTATTAATGCTCACAGAGCAAATACTGGTTTAGTTGCTCCGGTTGATTACGAAGCAGATTTGTTCATAGAGCAACTCGATCGTGATGGCGAAAGCTTAAAGAAATACAACTTTAGAGGTTGTTTTCCAACATCACTATCACCGATTGATGTGTCATACGGTTCCAACGATGAAATTGAAAGATTCAGCGTTGACTTCCAGGTTCAATACTGGGAAGCTGCAGACACAACTAGCTAAGGCTGATATATATACTACTATAACGAGGCATTCATTTGCCTCGTTAAACCCTATTATTGAAAGAAAAATATGGCTGAAACTACGCTAAAATTATTTGGTTTCGAACTTCGAAGAGCTAAAAAAACAGAAGTAGCTCAATCCAAATTAAAGTCTATTGTACCTCCGGTAGATGAAGATGGTGCTGGTTACGTAACTGCTGCCGGTGCACATTATGGTCAATACATTGATATTGACGGAGATAAATCTAAAGACAATTACCAGATGATACAAAAGTATCGTGGTACTGCGTTGCATCCTGAAGTTGATGCTGCGATAGAAGATATTATGAATGAGTCAATCAGTGGATCTGAAGAAGGTTTTGCTGTGAAGCTTGAAATGGAAAGCTTAAAGGCTTCAAACGGAATTCAAAAGAAAATCCAAACAGAGTTTGATGACATCTTAAAGATGTTACACTTTACTGATTTGGGTCATGATATATTTAGACGATGGTACATTGATGGTAGACTCGCATTTCACTTAGTTGCAAATGTAGATAACCCTGCTAAAGGTATTGAGGATATAAGACCTATCGATTCTGCAAAGATTCGTAAGATTAAAGAAGTAAAGACTTCAAAAGATCCTGTTACTGGTGCCAAAATCATTGAGAACACAGATGAATACTACATTTATCAAGAGAAACCAGGTCAGCAACAGTCTGGCGTTAAGCTAACTAAAGACTCTGTTCTTTATGTTACATCTGGATTGCTTGATGAAACACAAAAGAAGATTATATCTTATCTTCACAAAGCATTAAAACCGCTCAACCAGCTACGTATGATGGAAGATTCATTAGTAATCTATCGTCTTGCACGTGCACCTGAGCGTAGAATCTTTTATATAGATGTTGGTAACTTACCTAAAGGTAAATCCGAAGAATATATGAAAGGTATCATGGCGAAGTATCGAAACAAACTTGTATACGATGCTTCAACTGGTGCAATTAAAGATGACAGAAAGCATATGTCAATGCTCGAAGATTTCTGGTTACCACGTCGTGAAGGCGGTCGGGGAACAGAAATTTCTACATTGCCAGGTGGTGATAACCTTGGACAGATAGACGATATCATCTATTTCCAAAAACGACTCTATAAGTCTCTTAATGTACCAATTGGCCGGCTTGAGTCAGAAACACAATTTAATCTTGGTAGATCTACTGAGATTTCGCGTGACGAGCTCAAGTTCCAAAAATTTATCGATAGACTTCGTAAACGATTCTCTATACTGTTTGCAGAGATACTTAAACGTCAACTTATTCTTAAAGGTGTTATTACCGAACAAGATTGGGATGAATGGGGATCAGATGTACACTTTGATTATGTAAGAGATAATCATTTTACGGAGTTAAAAGATGCTGAATTACTTCGTGAAAGACTACAAACATTAGATCTAACTCAACAATACATTGGAGAATACTTTTCTAAAGAATATGTATTTAGAAATGTATTAATGTTAGGTGACGAAGAAATAAAAGAAATGAAAAAACAAATAGCTGATGAAGAAAAATCAGGTGAAATACCAGATGATGAAGCAAAGGCTGCAGAAGCAGAAGCACAGAATGCTCCAGCTGCTCCAACCCCAGTACAAATAGTGAAACCAGAGAAAGAAGAAGATAATGGCTGAAGAAGAAATGACAACCGCTAGCGGTGAACCACATCCAGCGGCAGGCGTGGCTGATATGATTGATTTTGCATATGCACAAGATTTTAATAAAGCGACTGAAATATTTAATGATCTTATAGGTGATAAAATGTCAAGCGCATTAGATCAAGAAAAGATTGCAGTAGCTAATCAAATATTTAATGATGCAGAGGAGACTGAAGATGAGGAACTCGAGGCAAGTGATGAAGCCGATGAAGCCGAAGCCGGCGAAGAAGTCGATGATGACGAAGGCACCGAAGAAGCCGAAGAAGCCTAAAAAATATATTTTTGAATAAAATCCAAAGATTTTTTTATTATAAATACTATCAAATGAAATAGAAGTGTGATATAAATGTTAACTTTTCAAGAATTAAGAGAAAAAAAATTGAAAGGTATGCCTCCTGGGGAACATGTCTGGGATAAAAGAATTCAACGTGTGTCTACAATGATACATAAAGATAACGGCAAATATGTGCTTTACATTGATAACGAAAAACTAGACGAATATCCTACAATAGCTAGAGCTAAGCGGTCAGCTGAGGAATTTGTGAAGGCAGCAAAGGGAAAATAGATGGTTGATATAACAAATAAGTATGCAAGAGAATTGGATATCTCCAACCCTATGGGAATACCTGCATATGACTTTATACTTAATGCCTATACAGGAACTAATATTACTAGTACTACTTACAAACGTGGTGGTTCTAGTGGAACAACAGTCGCAGTCGTTGCATATACATATGATGGCAGCGACAACTTACTAACTGTAACACGGAGTAGCTAATGGGAACCTATAAGTTTAATGTTTTCACAGGCAAGCTTGATATATCAGGCGGCTCTACTGTTACAGCACAAACTATTCTCGACCTTGGTGTCGTAGAAAGACAAGGTAATTACCCAACCGGTGATTATGGCAATTTGAACTCTGCTATTGATGCATTTGGAATTGCTACCGACTCTGCCTATGATTGTATGTCACCTACCGGTCAATCAATCACGGTCGATCACGGCTCCGTAGCATAATATAGAAGGAAATAAAAGATGGCAACAGCTGTTCAACTAAGACGGGGCACAACTACCCAGAACAACGCTTTCACAGGTGCCCTGGGTGAAGTAAGCGTCGACACAACTTTAGACACAATAAGAGTACACGACGGAAGTACACAGGGTGGTTTTGAAATCACTTCGAATGCTGCTGCTCAAACTCTGACAAACAAATCGCTTACTGCTCCTACTATTACTGGAACAGCTGTCATGGCAACACTTGATATATCTGGAGACGTAGATGTTGACGGTACACTAGAAACTGATGCGTTAACAATCGGCGGTGTTACTTTAGCAGAAACAATCTCTGATACAGTTGGTGCAATGGTCAGTTCTAATACTGAAACTGGTATCACAGTAGCATATCAAGATGGTGATAATACTCTTGACTTCGCTTTAGGTGCAGCACAAACTACTGTCAATTCTATTCTTGCAACTGATCTTATTATCGGTGAAGATGCTCAGACTGCAATTGATTTTGGAACAGCTGATGAAATAGACTTTAAAGTAGCTAATGCAGTCAGATTAACAATGACTGCTGGTGCAATAATTCCAACTACAGATAACCAAATAGATTTAGGTACATCATCTTTAGAATTTAAAGATGCTTACTTCGATGGTACAGTTACTTCTGACGCATTTGCTGGTCCTTTGACTGGTAACGTTACAGGTAACGCATCTGGTACAGCGGCTACTGTAACAGGCGCAGCTCAATCAGCA